GGAATCTAAATACTTAAAAAAGAACTATGTACGAACAACGCAACTTCGCAATCTTTTCACTCACAGAGATAGATAAGATTGACTTTACACAAGTATTAGAAACAAGTGCCGATACTCTACGCAAATCAGTAGATGAAACTAAGTCATTTGTAAAGTGGGATGGAGAACAACCAGAGTTTGTTTCAGAACTCACAACACTTGAAGGACCTTATACTTACACAGAGATTTTAGATATTCTTTCCACACCTGAATGGACAGCACCTATAGAAGAGGAGATGGAGTAATGGGGGAGCAAATGGAGTTTCTCTACTTGGAACTTTTACTTCAAATGGTCCAGCAGAATCGTTACAAGGAAGAATCGCAATAGCAAGAGTTTATGGAGAAGCACTAACACAAACACAAATAAAACAAAATTTTAATGCCGTAAGGTCAAGATTTGGAATCTAAATATTTAAAAAAGGAAAGTAAGATGTTTAAAAATCGCAAGTACATTATTTTTTCAGTTGATGAAATTGATAAGATAGATTTTAATACAATTCAGGAGACATCAGTAAATACTTTAAGGAAATCTGTTGATGGAACTAAAACATTTGTCAAATGGGATGAAGTACCATTTGATCCAACTCCATATGAATCTATTAATAATGAAACTGGAGAAACATTTTTATTAACCCCAGAACCACCACCAGAATTTCCTCTTCTAAGTTTATTGGACTCTTACGAAGGTCCATATACACATGCAGAAATTATAGATATTCTTGCAACTGATGAATGGTCTGAAATTAAAGAGGTGTGATTTAAATGTCTTCTTATTCAGGACCAAAAATTACTACTAATGGTTTGTTAGTATCTTATGATGCAGCAAACAATAAAAGTTTTAGGGGACAAGCAACTACTAATATCATCAGTAATGGTGAGTTTGCATCTGGGTTGAATAATTGGAATCCGTATGCACTTCCGCTCGCTTCTTTATCTGTAATCACGTCTTCTGATGTACCACAATATCTCAACGAAGATAAAACATTATTAAATTGTTTGTGCTTGACCACAGCTCATGGCGGAGGAAATTATGGTGGCGCATACCAATTTTTACCCACACAAACTGTTGGAGTAACTTATACAATTAGTTATTATGCAAGATGTCTTGTTGACACTATGGGGTTAAAATTTAGTTTTCAAGGTGGTACTGGAGACGAAAATAATCTATCACATTCAAGAACTATTACTACAGAATGGAAAAAATATTCCCATACAGCAACATTAAATATTAGTAAAGGAATTGTATTCATTGCGAATCAAAATAGGTCTGGTGGCACTTTCCAAATTACAGATATTCAACTTGAAGCAAGTCCATATGCTTCATCTTTTGTAAATGGAACAAGAGGAACTACATTAGCAACAGGCGGTGGATTAGCAGATCTATCTGGGAATGATTATAATGCAGAACTTTTAAATGGTATTGGAGAATCGTCGGATAACTTAGGTGGATTGATTTTTGATGGGAGTAATGATTATATTTCTACTCAAAATTATGATTTAGATTTTGGAACACAAAGTTTTAGTTTATGTGCTTTAGTTAATTCAAATAATATTTCATATTCCCAAAAAATAATTAATAAAGGTCAATCTGCTTCTTTTCCTTCTCGCTCTGTTGGATATTCTTTAAGATTTATTTCTTCTGTTGCAAGATTTTCTGTGTGGGATGGAACTAATTTGGTTGATGTTTCAAGTTCAACATTACAAAGTAATACTTGGTATCATATTGTTGGCGTTTGTAATAGAACTACTGGAACCTGTGATTTGTATATAAATGGATTATTAATAAACTCTGCAAATATACAAAGTTTGGGATCTATATCAATCCCAGAAGCAGAATTGACCATTGGTAACTTGGAAAGAGGATCTTATGGAACAGATGGTGAATTTTTTAATGGAAAAATATCTAATGTGCAAATATATAATAAAATTTTAACATCTCAAGAAGTTCAACAAAATTTCAACTCAATCAGGGGAAGATTTGGTATATAAATAATTCGTCACATCATTTTATATTAACGACATGGATACTGAACAACTTAAAAAGAACTTTGAAGATCAACTTGCTCAAGCAGAAAAGCAGATTGTAGATCTGGAAACAAGTCTTGCAAAAGCAAAAGAGTACCGCACTAAGTTGCAGGGTGGTATTGAGACTCTTGCTATTCTGAGTGGTGAACCAGAATCTCCTGGTCCAGAAGAAGCACTACCAAATCCAGACGCTCCTAACGAGTGATTTAATTCCCTTCTTCCTAAATAGGTAAGAAGGGATTTTTTGTGTCTAATGGCATCTCCAAGTTCAAGAGCTGATCTAATCACATATTGTAAGAGGCAGCTTGGTGAACCTGTTCTCCAAGTTAATATCGACGACGAGCAGGTCAATAATGTTATCGACGATACTATTCAGTTCTTTCAAGAGAACTGTTACAATGGTATGGAGCGTTGCTACCTCAGACATGAAATTACTGCTGATGACACTACAAGATTTGCTGGTGAACTAACAACATCAAATGGAACAACCGATTGGGAAGAGGCAACAAATTATATTCCCATCCCAGATCATGTTGTAGGTATTACCAAAGTATTTGGTTTAGTTAGCAATTCAATCCGTTCTAATCTTTTTGGTGTTGAGTATCAGTTATTCTTAAACGACTTGTATGCGTTTGGGTCGCTTGATATTCTCAACTATTATATGACTAAACAGTATCTTGAAACTTTGGATATGGTCCTCAACAATGGATCATTCCAACAGTTTAGATACACAATGCGTCGTGATCGTTTATACCTTGATATCAGTAAAGAGTTCTTAGATGAAGGTAAGTATCTTTTGATTGAGGCACATCGTCTCATTGATCCTAATGATGCTACCGAAATGTATAACGATATGTTCGTGAAAAAATATGCTACTGCTTTGATGAAGAAGCAGTGGGGTCAGAACCTAATCAAGTTCAACAATGTTCAACTGCCTGGTGGTATCACTCTTAATGGTAGAGAACTATACACAGACGCACTCGCAGAAATTGAGAAAATCGAATCAGAAGTTCTCAGTAAGTATGCAATTCCACCAATGGATATGATCGGATAACATGCCTACCAGTCCCTATTTTCCAACATACTACGGCGGATATTCAGGAGAGCAGAACCTGTATCAAGATCTGGTCGATGAACAGATTAAACTGTTCGGATCAGATATCTATTACATGCCAAGAACAATTCTTAGAGATTATACATTAGACGACATCATTTATTCTAAGTACGAATCTCAGTTTCAAATTGAGATGCTTCTGAGTAATGTTGAAGGTTTTGGAGATACTTCAGAATTTATCAGTAAGTTTGGTCTTAGAATTACTGATGAAGTAAAGTTTAGAGTATCTACAAGACGTTGGGACGAAGCAGCTGCACCATACAATCTAACTGTCAATGGAAGACCAAATGAAGGAGATCTTCTTTATTTTCCATTGACTCAAGATCTGTATGAAATTAAATTTGTGGAAAGAGAATCGCCTTTCTATCAGTTTGGAAAGATTCAATTCTACACAATGACAGCAGAAATTTATGAACTTGGAAATGATAACATCTCAACAGGAGTTGCTGAGATCGATGAAATCGAAACTCTCTTTAGTTCTGCTATTGCTCTTACCCTTGGGGTTGGTGGCACTGGAGACTTTGCTGTGGGTGAGACAGTTACAGGATCTACAACTGGTGTCGAAGCAGAAGTCAAGTCGTGGGACAATAGTACCAGGATTATACAAGTTATCAATAGAACTGGAACATTTGCGACAGGCGAAGCAATAACTGGTAATGATAATGGTGCTGTTTGGGTTGTCGGTACATTTGACACTCTAAATAATACCAACAGCGAGTACGATCAAAATAGAGAGATCGAAGATTCTGCTGATGAAATTATTGATTGGACCGAAAGGAATCCATTTGGCGAGTTTGGAAATTATACAGGTAGTATCTGATGTTAGGATCACATTTTTATAACGAGATTATACGAAAGAATATTATTGCTTTTGGTACTCTCTTCAATAACATTACTTTAAAGAAGCTCGATCCAAGCACAGGTGATGTTTTAGAAGAAGAGAAAGTTCCTTTGGCTTATGGTCCAAAGAATAAGTTTCTAACCCGTCTTGAACAAAATCCAGATGTTGGTAGAAAGGTTGCTATTACCCTACCACGTCTTTATTTTGAAATGACAAGTATTGATTACGATTCGTCAAGAAAGACAAGTCCAATTCAAAAATACAAATCTGTTATTTCTGATGATGGTACTGAAGTAAAGACACAGTACGTTCCAGTTCCATA